CCACTTTCCATAATGCAATGAAATAAGATTGCACGACCGGTAAGCGCTGACATACCAAAGATAATACAGTCTTCAACTTCACCATGATGTTTTTTACAATCATATAAATATTCTCTTTTAATTTGAGCATATGTTACAGGTATGTTTGCGTTTAAATAAGCCATAGTTAATCATAAATATCTCCCCATGTTGACCCAGACTCATAGTCAACTTTGTTAGGGACTTCCAAACTAACAGCATTTTCCATAATTTCAACAATTTTTTTAGCGTGCTTTTCAGACTCAACTGAAACATCTAATTCGTCGTGAATTTGTATATGAGCTACAATACCTTCTTTATATAATTCTAACATAGATTTTTTTGTCATATCTGCTGCAGATCCTTGAATTAATTTGTTTAAAGATTTGTAAGTATAAGCTCTTTTAATCCCTGGTCCGTGTTCCTGGAGTGCTTCTTCATGAGGCAAGGCTTTGTGCATACCAAACATATTCGGCTCCCATAGAGGAAACCTACAAAGTCTACCAAGTAAGGTTCTAATTTGACCACGTTCTTGAGCTCTGTTAGATGCGCTGCTCATTAATTGTTTAACAAAAGGTACTTTAGCGTGATACTGTTCAAACAATTCTGCAGCTTTTTCTTTTGATACACCTAACTCAGCTTGTAATTTTGCTTTGCCCATACCATAGAATAATCCTAAGTTAATTGTTTTAGCTGGTATGTTAGCCATATCAGCTACAGTCTTGTGGAAATCTGTATTAACATCATCCTTGTAAGAATCAACAACATCGTAGACCGAAGGAAAATTATGTAAGGCAGCATAGTGAACAACGAGTCTTGGTTCTTGTTGAGAGTAATCAAAACAACCCCAAGTACATCCTTCTTCAGGTAAAAATAAAGATCTAATCATAGGTCCAAGATCCTTGTTTCTTGCAGGTAGTTGCTGAAGATTCGGATTTGAGTAAGAAAACCTTCCTGTAACTGTACCACCTTGATCAGATCTTATTTGATTGATGTCAGCGTGTATTCGACCTTTGTTTTCGTACCTTATAATCGTATCAATAAATGTTGTATGAGCCTTGTTTATTTCTCTAGCTTTTGCTATTTTCTGTACTAACGAATTATTATGTTCTTGTAAAAAGTTTTTAGTAAAGGAGGGAGATTGTGATTTTTCGGTTCTTTCATAAGGCAAAGCAAGTTTGTCAAAAACTTTGGCTATCGATCTTGCTGCCCATATTTGCACATCTATACCTGTTTCTGCTTTTACTTGGTACATTAATTGCTCTTCTTGTTTACATAGTTGTTGTTTCATTGTATGAGCTTTGTCGACATCAACGCACACCCCTTTAAACTTCATATCAATTAAACATGGAAACAACTGTGTTTCTAAATCAAATATGTTTGTTAAGTTTTGTTTTGTAATTTCTCTAGATAATACTTTAAATAATTCTAATGTTAGTTCTGCATCTTTCTCTGCATAAGAACCTACATACATTGCAGGTAGTTTATACATTTCTTTCTTAGGATCTATACCCCAAGACTCTGCAGCTTCTTTCAAAGCTTTCTCATTCTTTACTTCACCAAGATAATCAAATGATACACTGTTTAGTGAATACCATAATCTATTCTCATCAATCAGTGAGGCCATAACCATTGTATCTATAATGTGACCATTGATAGGTATGCCGTATGATTTAATCCAACATACATCATACATTGCATTATGAAATATTTTTACAGCATCTGTTGCACAAACTTTCTTGAACCATTCTAAAACAATTCTTTTATCCATATTACCACCACCTTCGTGTGCAATCGGATAATAACCTGACCATCCTTCTACAGCTACAGCAATACCTACAATCTCACCATGACCTTGTATGGCACCAGATCCTTTTGCTTTAAGATCAGGATCTTTTGTTTCTAAGTCGATCGCTATAAATTTTGCGTCAGATAAATTTGGAAAGTCTTCTGGACAATCCCATTCAGTTTGTACTGCAAACATTATTTCTTTTTCCTTTTCATGTCTTCCATTTTTTTAATTTCTAATTCGCAATAATGTATTATCTTTTCTAAATCTTCTATACCATTTTTTGTAAGATATCTACATACATATTTCACGACATTGCCTTGGAAGAACGAGAGATTATTTTTTGAAATAAACTCATACGGCTGAATGTGAAAATTTTTATAATGTTTTCCTCCTATCTGCTTTTCTTGTGGTTCTAGATCTTTGAATATACTACTATCCGTCATAGTTGATAACCGTACCTTTCTTTTGCTGGTTTTAAGACATATAGATTATGTTTAGATCGAGTTGCTCCTACATACCAAACTCTATGCTCCTCATCCTCTTTGTCTTGATTTAACTCTACTGAGTCTCTTATTCTTTTGGTATTATCTAAAACTAAAATAACATTATCTTCTTCTCCACCTTTTGCTCCGTGAATGGTTGATACTTCTATTCTAGGTTCATCTGATAATTTTTCTTTGTTTCCTAACATTGTTCTTATGTAGAAACATTCTTCTTGATCTGCGTTAACAAAAACTTGATACCATATATCTTTTTTAGAATAACCAATCTCTTCTATAGTAACATCTGATTTATTTTTTAATTCACTTTCAGGAAAATCTTTAGCTAGATAATCAAATACATCCTTACAATCAGATATTGTTATAGTATTACCTTTTGTAAGTTCTCCCCATTTTAATATACATTTATATAATTTTGCATCATAACTTTTTCCGTATTTTGTTTTATAATACATACTTTTTTCTCTAAGCTGTTTACAAATTTTATCTCTTCGATAAGTTGTTCTTGTTAAAATTAACCACCTATCTTTAGTTAGATCTAGATTATCTGTATCATAAATGTATTCTACCTTACCTTCGTTTCCTTTTTTAGCTAGATAGTTTTTCTCTTTCCTTGTTTTAATTCTACTTAAGATAACATTTGAAAGATTCTGTACAGATAGAGGAACTCTTTCTGATTGATCTAATACTATTTCATCTGCAGGTTCATTTAAAAATCTTTTGACATCAGCACCCGCCCAAGCAAATATAGCTTGGTCATCGTCTCCTGCTAAAAATAAATGTTTACATTTTGTTTTTAAAACATCAAACATATTCCATTGGATAGGTGATAGATCTTGGGCTTCATCAATAAAAATATATTCTAATTCTTGGCAATCGTTTTTCTTTTTAACAAACAAATCAATCATATCATTAAAATCATATAAGGTATTATTTTTTTTAAAATTATTATAATTCAAATAAATATGTCCAAGTGTTTCATAATCTATTTCTCTACTCCATTCATTGGAGTTAAACTCTTCTTCTACTGAAATATTTTTTACTCTAGCTTTATTAATAAGTTTAAAGTATTCACTATTAAAACTTAAATAACCACTTTCATCTCCACCGTCAGTAACTCTTAAATTTAAATCTCTACCTATTTGTTCGTAATGTTCTGATTGCATTACTCTATCTTCGCTCATACTAATAGTTTGAAAGGCAAAAGAATGTAGTGTTCTAAAATTTTCTAAGTCATCTTTAGTTAATAAATGAGATACTTCCTTATCTTTTAATAATCTTTCTTTAGCTTCCCTAGCTGCTTTCTTTGTAAATGCAAAGTAGCCTATTTTTTTGGGATCTATCTTTTCATTTAAAATAAAGTTTTTAACGTGATTTAATAAAGTTGTTGTTTTACCTGTACCCGGAGGACCAAAAATCTTTGTAATCATTACATTATATCCTCTTTAGATTTAAGAGGTATTATCTCACCTTTAGTTACACTTAGATCTCTAGATTCAATAGGTATCTTAACTACAGATACGGCAGGATATTTACTATCTTCATTTCCATCTTTTTTAGGAAATCTTTTCTTAATAGCAAACTCTGCTTTAAATAAAGTTTGCATCATCTCTGCTGTTCTATCTCTTTTTTCTTTCCATTCTTTATTCTTCAATGAGTTATAAAAATTATTATAAGTAAAGAAAGCTTCATCACCATCAATCAAAGTTGCACCACTTTTAAATGCAGCATAGTTTTCTGCTTTAGGACCTTTAAGAT